ATTTACAGCAGGCAGGAATAGCCTCAGGCAGCGTGACTGTAAAATGGCTGCTGGAAGGCGAACAGAAAACCGCAACCACGAATACGCTGGGCCAGTTTAGTGGCGATGCCACGGGTACCTTTAACTATGCCACTGGTCAAGGCCGGCTGGTCCCAAACAAACTGCCACAGAAAAACACGGTTTTTACCGTCAACTATAGCTACGGGGCATCTACATTCCAGCAGATCGATAGCGTTATGCCGGTGGACCGGAAACTTAATTTCAAGATCGGTACCGGTGCAGCCATTCAGCCTAACAGTATTGAACTCAAGATACCTCTTACCAGTCAGTTGGGAAACACCGCAGGTTCTGTCACGCTGACGGATATTCCGGTAAATGCCGAAGTCGGCAATCTGGTGGATAGCAAAGGTAAAGTACAGGGCACCATTACCTATGCAACAGGTGCAGTGGAAATTATTCCTGAGGCAAGCACCACGCTTTACAGCAAATCCTATGCACCCATTGAAATCTATAGAGCGGGGTAAGTTATGTCATTTTATTTACCAACCACTTCCAACATCAGGGAAGAAGTGGTGCAGCTGGGCGCTTATACCAGTCTCGACATCCAGGCGCGTTACCGGGACAATTCGGATACCAGTGCCGGAGTTAAACAGGTTACCGGTGACAAGCTGCGCTTTGATCTGACCCAGGGTTTTGATGAGCAGATTCTCTCCGGTGCGGTGCGTTTTATGCTGGGTTCAGACACTTATCTGGACCGTACCGGTACCTTGGTACGTAATGTAAATTCAGCCAATAACAGTGGCACCAGTTCCGGTAGCATTCAATATGGTACCGGCAAAATCGAGATTGACAGCTGGACACCGAATACGGATAACCAGCTGGTACTGCAGTCTCTCACTACAACTACAGATATGCCCCCGGTCAACCGTATCAGCTTTAGAACACCGGTCAGTCCGCTGCGTCCCGGTTCATTAACAGTCGTCGTAGCCACACTGGACTTTGGGCAGCTGACACTGCGGGCTGATGACGATGGCATCATTGAAACCAGCCGGGCACATGGCCAGATTAATTACGATACCGGTTTTGTGGATCTGTTTTTTTATACTAAAACCAAGATTACTGAGGCTAACCGTCCTGGGCTGGAGAGTGAACCCTGGTATGACCCATTACTGGAGTATCAGGAAGGCACTGAAACTTACATCAATATACCGGTCTGGGTTGCGCCGGAGACTGTACGTTATAACGCGGTGGCTTATACTTATATTCCACTGGATGCTGAGATCTTGGGACTATCCGCTACCCGTCTGCCACTCGATGGCCGGGTACCGATTTATCGGGTTGGTGATATTGCTATTGTCAGCTCCAGTAAAACCTTTGAACTGCCGGATTATGTGGCTGGCCAGACTTATGAGTTGCCAGATCAGCGCATTTCATGGGCCGAGCTGGAAGATGCCGACGGGGTAAAAGTCCCATTCGATATGTACAGCGTGGACTATGACTATGGCAAGTTTACGCTAGGTGGTGACTTTGCTTTAAATGCACTGACCGCACCATTGACGATGAAATATCGCTATCAGGACATGCTGCTGATCCGTGATGTGCAGATCAACGGCCAGCTAACCTTCACCAAGCCACTGACCCACAATTATGATGCTGAAAATACCATTGTCGGTTCAGCGTTGGTCATTGGGGATATGCAGGCCCGGTCCACTGGGAAATTTGTACAACAGACCTGGGATAGTATCTGGTTAGATGAGACCACTGGTGGGGCCATTTCAGCCAATTACAATGACGCCCTATATCCGATTGCAGTCACAAATAATGGTGCAATTCAGGAACGCTGGGCACTTGTATTTACAAGTGATGGGACAGCCTTCCGATGTATCGGGGAATATTCGGGTCAGATTGGAACAGGCACTGTTAACACGGACTTTGCACCAATTAACCCAATCACCGGTGTACCGTATTTCATCATTAAAAAAGAAGGCTGGGGGCAGGGCTGGGTGAGTGGTAACGTGCTGCGCTTTAACACAGTGGCTGCAACCTTCCCGGTTTGGGTGATTCGCACCGTAAAGCAGTCCGAACCGACAGTACTGTCAGACCAGTTCCAAATCATGCTGCGTGGTGATATTGACCGCGTTGTTTAAAAGTTAAATCAAATATGGCCGCGTTAAGCGGTCTTTTTCATGGAATCAATTATATGACGACAGATGTCGATGTTCAGTTTTTTAGTCATTTAAACGGCCTAGTACTGGATAATAACTGGGGAGATCTGATCCGGTTACTGGATACCTGCCTGGTCAATGGTCTGCCTTTAACTGCGATTACTTCAGCTACAATCGATGCACAGGGTGACATTACACTTAATCTATATGCTGACCACAAATGCCTGTTATTTCAGATTATTGAATTGACTGGCTTTGCCCCAAATGAACTGAATGGAAAATATCGAATCAAAGGTATACCAAGTGCTAATCAGTTAATTTTAAAGGCAACTCATACTGGAAAGTCAATTACCACTACAGGCGAAGCAAAGCTTGCACCACTGGGTTATGAGATTATTTTTCGAGATCCAAATGATGTGAAGCGAGTTTATCGTGCAAAAGATCCAAGTGCTCAACATCCATTTATCCGGGTAGATGAAACCATCTCTGATGGGGTGAATAGCTATAACTCAGCGTATGCCAAATATGCCATGGTCGGCTTAATCGAAAATATGACTCATATTGATGATTATACCGACCCTGATAAGTTGCAGTTGCCATTAGATACCAGTGACTTTAAAAAGAATTGGAAGATTACTGGCACAGGCGATAGCGTAGTTCGAGGCTGGGCTAAATGGTACTGGGCTACAGATTTAAACTACAATGATTATTTCTATGAAAGCAATGTTCCTGGGTCTGCGCATAGGACGTTTACGCTGTGTGGCGATAAAGATGTGTTTTACTTAATGCTATCTGCAATGAATCAATACCAAAAGCAGGTTTTTG